ACCCCACCCGGCTTGATCGAGCAGCTCAACGTGGCGTACGCGCTCGACATGCGCGTGCAGGAGTCCAGTGCATATGCACGGACCATCGGCACGGGCGAGACGGAGCGGGCGGCTGGCGGCCAGGGGATCAAGGCCCTGGAGCAGCGCGTCCTGGCCGCGTACGGCCGGCAGCTACGACACAGGGCGGTGTGAGGTGAAGACGCTTGGCGCCATTGTGCTGATGCTGCTCATCAGTAGCGTCCTGGCCGCCGTCGCCTCCGTGCTCTGCGTCGGATTGATCTTGATGGTGGTGACTCCCTGATGCTGACTGTCACTGTGATCAAGACCGGGCCGTGGTTCGACGGGCGCGCGGCGAAACAGATCGACAACGCCTGCGACGAGATCGAGCGGCGCATTGCGACGCTCGGCGCCGCCACCATCCGCACCGAACTGCACGCCGTGCTGAAGCACGAAACGCCGTACTACCGACTCCAGAACGAAGCGCGCCCCGATCCGCCCGGCTGGAAGATCTGGGATCGTGGCGTGATCTACGGTCCGTGGCTGGAAGGGACCGGCTCGCGTAACTTCCCGCGGACGCGCTTCCGCGGCTACTCCACCTATCGCCGGATGTTCCAGCGTATCGACGCCAGGGCCGGCGTGATCGCGGATTACACCATGCGCGAGTTCATTCCAGGAATGCAGTGATATGGCTGACCTCAACCTTGATTCGGTGCAAGCGATCATCACTGAGCTGCTCACGGTCGGCCAGCGGCTCGGGATCTTCGATTCGGTGCAGGGGCATGAGCCGAAGTCGGCGCCGCACTCCTACGGTCTGCATCTGACGATGCACGGCGCCTCGATGGCACCAGTGCCCGACGTCAGTGGTCTGGGCACGATCAGCGTCCGCGTCGAGTTCCAGATGGGAATCATGACGAACATGCTGGCTGAGCCGCAGGACGGGATCGATCCCGAGGTCATGGGTGCGGCCGGTGCGCTGATGTCTGCCCTGGCTGGTGGTTTCACGCTGAACGGTGAGGCGATGGCCGTCGATCTCCTCGGCGCGTACGGGGAAGGTCTGCGCGCCGAGGCCGGTTACATCACGATCGGTGGAGGCGGCCAGGGTGAGGGGTCCGGCGCCCGGATGTTCCGCGTGATGAACGTGTTCGTTCCTGTTGTGCTTGACGACTGCTGGACGGTGGGTGCGTAATGACCAAAGAGTCCGGCCTGGGTGACAACCTCTGGATCGACCAGTACGACCTGTCCGGTGATGTCAACTCGCTCGGTGCGATTGCCTGCCCGGTGTCCGTCCAGGACAACACGCAAGGGATCAAGAAGTCGGCCGTTGAGCGGCTGGTGCTGAAGTCCGACGGCAAGATCGATCTCACCTCGCTGTTCAACGTCGACAACACCGCGGGCGCCGAAGGTGCGCACAATGCCCTGTCCGGCCTGCCGGCNACNGATCGGCAGATCACCTANGCTCGNGGCACCACGATCGGCAACGCCGCTGCGTCGATGATCTCGAAGCAGGTCAACTATGACGGCACGCGCGCTGATGACGGCTCTTTCATGTTCACCGTGAATGCCGTTGCCAACGGGTACGGACTGGAGTGGGGACAGCAGCTCACGGCCGGCCTGCGCACTGACGGATCGGCCACGTCGCCGTCCACAGGAATCGATCTCGGCTCCTCACCTGCGTCGTACGATTTCGGCTGGGTGGCCTACCTGCACGTGTTCGCGTTCACGGGCACCTCGGTCACGGTGACGTTGCAGGACTCGGCCAACAATTCCGCCTTCACCTCGCTGACCGGTGGCGCGTTCACGGCAGCGACGGCACGTGGTGTGCAACGCCTGGCCAGCTCGAGCGCCACGGCTACCGTCCGCCGCTACGTGCGGGCGATCACCACGGGCACATTCTCCAACGCGATCTTCGCCGTCAACTTCGTGCGCTACGAAGTGGCCCAGCGATGATCGCGCCATTGCCCTCGAACGCCATGCAGACGTTCACGCTCAAGCGTCCGCCCGGCGCTGAGTTCTGGCGGAAGGCCACCTGCGAAGAGATCGATTGCGGGCACTGGCGCAACGGCTGGGAAACGCGCATCGACATCTCGACTGAACTCGGGCAGGAGCAGGTGGCCTACATCATCAAGCGCTCGAAGCGCTCCTACTCGATGGAGCGCGAGAGCGAAGACATCGTCTGCTTCACGTTTACGCCCGGTCAGATGTGCTTCGGCGCGGCCGATCATCGCATCGCGATCGAGCGCGAGCCGCTCTATCTGCATCGCGCCGGCCTGGCCACACCGCGCCGACACACCCGCGGGGCGGACTGGATGGAGCACATGCACGAGCAGACCGACAAGACGATCACGCTGAAGGAACGGGGCTGACGTGAGCAAGACCATGGCCGGCGCGACCATCGTCGACGCCAACGTGGCTGACTACGTGCGTAGTGTCTGCGGCGAAGGAATGCGCACCGAGGGCTGGGAGCTGATCGCGCGCGCCGGCCAGCCGCACAAGCTTCAGGTGCGGATCATCGTCCAGCCGGGTGCGCTGCTCCCGGTGATCGAGAAGCTGATTCCGCACGTGACGTACTTCTCCGCGGGCCTGATTCAGGGCGGTCCCGACAACGGATTCGTGGAGATAACCGCGCCGATGCTGGTGGACGTGCGCACCCTGCTGACCGTTCCCCCTACCGATCCGGCAGATGTGCCGTTGAGCAACGAGGAGTAGATCATGGCGAAATCAACTGGTCTGGGCTGGACGACGTTGTCTCTGGACAGCGCGGCGCCGTCGCTGACCGACATTCGGAACGACGTCACCAACTTCAACTTCGCCATGCCGCGCGGCGTACAGGACACGACCGGCGTCGACAAGAGTGCGTACGAGCGCCTGCTCCTGCTGGCCGACTTCTCCGGATCGCTGAACGGCGTGTTCAACGTCAGCACCTCGCACCCTGTACTGAAGACGATCCCGTCGTACGCCGGTCCGCGGACGCTCTCGCTGGGCGTCGCGTCGCAGACGCTTTCCAACGAGGTGCACTGCACCGACTATCAGCTCACCCGCGGTAACGACGGTGCGCTCACCTGGTCTGTGCCTTTCGTCTTGGCCGACGGCACCGTGCCGGCCTGGAGCTAGAACGCTTCGCGTTCCGAAAGGGAGTCATGGGCTACATACGCAACAAGACGTACGTCCTCGCCTTCCCGGACGATGACGACGAGTTCGCCGGTCTGGAAGTTCAAGCGAAGGGCGCCAGCGTCGGCCAGGTGCTCGGACTGCTAGACCTCACCCGTCTGGCCGGCATGAAGGATGTCACGCTCGAAGACCGGCGTGAGCTTGAGCGGCTGTTCCGGCTGTTCTGCGGATGTCCNGCNNGTTGCGACTGGACGCACGAGGACCAGGGCGGCAACCACTACGTCAGCAAGATCAAGTCCTGGAACTTNCAGGACGAGGANGCCGGNTGNNTGGTGGACGTNCCGCCCGACTACNCCGGCTTCATGGCNCAGGACATGGAGTTNCAGATGGNGCTGGTGTTCGCCTGGCTGGACGCCATCGTNGGAACGCCGGGTGAGCTGGGAAAAGCCTCGAACGATGGTGGGCCCTTCCCGGAGGGATCGATTCCGATGGCAACGCTGTCCAGCGTCCCGCCGTTCTCACCGACGCCCTGACCATCGTCACTCTGCTGGAAAGGTTCTCCGGCTACACGCTGACGTCGTTGCTCGAAGAAGATGCGCGCCTGTTCCAGATGGTGCGCATGGCGGACAGGGAGAGGGAGGTGAACGCGGATGCCGAATGAAGAAATGTTAACTTGCAGTCATCTGCGAGATAGTTTGATCATCGTTCGTGCAGCCGTCGCATATCTCGAAAGGGGGAGGTGAGCCCAATCCCAAACGAGGTGCGCATCCTCGTCAGGACGCAGAACAGCACGAAGGCCGGCTTCGAGGCCATCGACAAAGAAGTTGAGGCATTCTCGAAGCGTTCCGCCGAGACCTTCGCCCGCAACTTCTCCGACAACCTCACCCGCAACATCACTGAGCGCCTGCGCACCGTGGGCGGCCAGGTGGATCAGAGCGCACGGGCGGCCGGGGACCACATCGGCAACACGATGAGCGAGCGCATCACGACGCGCATTACCGATCGGATCCGCAACGTCTTCCGCAGCAACGGGGCGGACAGCTCCTCCCGATCCACCAGCCGTTCCAGCTCCGACAACGGCGG